TTTGAGAACCCCCCAAAACCCCTTGTAGAAATACAGGGGGTTTTTTAGTTTATAGCAAGTGATTAACTAGGGGTTTTATAGGTACAAAAATTTACACCCCCTAAATCTCCCATAGGTGTCAACCAGTTTTTACTAGGGGATATTTTAGGGAACCCCTGACTAGATTTTTGGGTTGCCTTGATTAATTTGTAAAAAAAACCCTTGATTTACAACGGGGGTAGGCAGGGTGTAGGCGGGATGGTGGTATAGATATATATAGGATTACCAGAAAATCTCCAAAGTCCTTGTTAACCAACTCTGGGCTATATTTTTGGGCTAAATATTCCGACAATATTCCTAGGAATACCCTAGGGGGTAGTTCTAAAAATAGGTTTAGTATAGGTGTAAAGGCCCCCCTGGGGTTCCTATGAACATTATACACCCCTATTTCAATTTTGTCTACTACAATAATGTCGCAGATATACTTTTTTAAAAATAATCCTTGACAAAATTGCATATAAGCACTATAATAGAAAAGATATGCATTATTTAAGGGACACACACTATCATACTAAATACAAAACACACAGGGTCATCACAAATAATGCGTAAACTAAACAAAAAATTAATGAAAGATCTTCCATTTGAGGATATAATGGAAATAATTAATGCAAATCATGGATTCTTCTATAACGAAAACTCAAAAAAGAAACTTAACAGATATGCAGGAAAAGTTTCTAGACGTATTGTTCGGGGAAGCAAAAGGAAACCCAAGAGAAGCGGCAAGACTGGCGGGATATTCCTCCCATTCTTACCCTAAAGTTATAAGAAACTTGAAAAAAGAGATTACAGAATTAGCGGAGACACATTTATCTACACACTCTGCACAAGCGGCTAATAGGTTAATCACCTTACTAGATGAAGACGGCACTACTCCACAGGCAAGTATTCGTCTAGCAGCCGCTAACTCAATACTAGACAGAGTTGGCATTACAAAGAAAGATCAATTAGATGTAAACATGAAAGCTCTGCACGGTATATTTATATTACCAGCAAAAGATGGAACCGATAAAGATAAAAAAGAGAGCTAGAACTATACCATTTGGTTTTAAACAGTCTAGTGATCCAAATTATTTAGAACCCATCAAAGAAGAATTAGATGCTCTGGGTCAAGCAAGAGAATATTCAAAGACTTGCTCACTAAGAGAGACAGCATCTTGGCTACATAGAAAAACAGGAAGATACATATCACATGTCGGACTTAAAAAAAGACTCGCAAGAAATAGCACCTCCGAAACCAAAAAAGATAATTCAAAAGAAAGCCAAGAAGTCAACACAACAGATTCTAGCTCGCAGTCGTAAGAAAGTTGCAAAGGCAGAACAATCTCTAAGATCTGCCAAACAGTCAGCGGAAAATATTAAAAATAAACTGTTAACTATAGATAAGTCTTTAAAAGGAAAAGAGACTCAACTACTTACGGAAGATCAAATCGAGAGTGCTCCTAAAAATATACAAGAGCACATAAATCAGCAAGAGGTTATATTTAAACCTAACTCAGGTCCTCAGACAGAGTTTCTTGCAGCTTCTGAAAGAGAAGTTTTTTATGGTGGAGCAAGAGGCGGTGGTAAATCATATGCGATGCTAGTAGATCCGCTTCGATACTGTTCCAAAGCTCAACACCGAGCACTCCTAATTAGAAGGACAATGCCAGAGTTACGAGACTTAATTCAAAAGTCTCAGCTATTATACTCGAAAGCATTTCCTGGAGCAAAATGGAGAGAACAAGAAAAAGAGTGGCGATTCCCATCAGGGGCAAAGATAGAGTTCGGATACGCAGAGAACATGACAGACGTTTTGCGATACCAAGGTCAATCTTACACATGGATAGGAATAGACGAACTTCCACAATATCCTTCGCCAGATATATATAATTTTTTAAGATCATCACTTAGAAGTGTAGATCCTGATATACCAGTATATTTAAGAGCAACGGGTAACCCAGGTAATGTTGGTTCACAATGGGTAAGAGAAATGTTCGTAGAACCAGCAGATCCCAATACAGCTTTTGATGTAGGGATTGATACGCCTAACGGTAGAAAATATATTACTCGTAGATTTATACCAGCAAAATTACAAGACAATCCCTATCTAATGCAAACTGATGATTATTATATCATGCTTGCATCATTACCTGAAGTACAACGAAAACAATTTTTAGATGGAGATTGGGATGCATATGAAGATTCAGCTTTTCCAGAATTTAGTAAAACAACTCACGTGGTCGAACCTTTTGAAATACCTAGGAGTTGGTATAAATTCCGTGCTGCTGATTGGGGTTATTCTTCTCCTGCTTGTGTGCTTTGGTTTGCTGTGGATTATGATAACAATCTCTGGATCTATAGAGAATTGTATACCAAGAAGGTTACAGCGGATCAGTTCGCTAGACAAGTACTTACTTTAGAACAAGGTGAGTACATACACTATGGTGTATTAGATGTTAGTACATGGGCTAAGAGAGGTGATGTTGGTCCTAGTATTGCAGAGACTATGATACAGAATGGTTGTAGATGGAGACCATCAGATAGATCTCCAAAGAGTAGAATTAATGGTAAGTTAGAGATTCATAAAAGATTAAGATTAATAGATAAGAATCCAGGTATAAGAATTTTTAAAACTTGTAAAAATTTAATTAGAACTTTAGGAACATTACCCACAGATGATAAGAATCCTGAAGATGTTGACACAAATGCAGAAGATCATGCATATGATGCATTAAGATATGGATGTATGAGTAGACCTACACATCCTAAATATGCAGCAAGATTTAGATTATCATCAGTTCAAGATAACTATCATATAGTAGATAATAAATTTGGATATTAATGCCATTAAATAAAAAAGGTAAAAAAATTAAAAAAGCAATGGTAAAACAGTATGGCAAGAAAAAAGGCCAAGCTGTTTTTTATGCTATGGAAAATTCTGGTAAATTAAAAGGTGTCAAAAAAAAGAAAAATACCAGAAGTAAATAAAAAAAATTTTCCCTATCCGTTAGTTAGGATTTATTGGGAAGACATCATTGGTGAGACTAATTGGTCTGACATAGTTGATATTAAAAAATCTAAAACAGCAATATGTTGTAGTGTTGGATGGTTGGTAAATGAAAATTCAAATACAACAGTTGTAATGGCAGATTTTAGTTTTGAGGATAATGGTGATATAAAACAAGGTGGTAACTATACAACCATACCAACCAAGAATGTTTTAACAATAAAGAAAATTAAAATATAGGAGACAACATGGAAACTAAATTTGATCCAAAAGCAAAAGTTAAGCAAGGTCAGTTAAGTGATGGTCCTGATGGCAAACAGCCAAACAGGGAACATACTAATATTGACTTTTCTCAACATGCACCTAAGAAGTATCAAAAGTTTGAATATGACCCAGATATTCCAAGTAAACCTGGAGCAGAGCATGTTCAACAGTCATTATTTACTATGGCTGATGAAAAGGATTACTAATCATGGATGATAATAAGTTAGGGCCAAAAAGTAATTTTATACCTGAAGTTACTGCTGGGCTAAAAGAAGCTCACGATATGGTAATGGATAAATACAAAACAAAAATTAAAAAAGTTATATCTGGAGTAAAACATACTTTTAAGAAAGGTAAAGAGTATGGAGAAAAAGATATATTAAATGGAGGATAACAACATGATGGAAAGATACAAACAAGGGGAACTTGCACCTGATGCACCTAAAAGACCAAATGACCCTATGCAAATAGATCCTAGTTCAAAAATTGTACAAGGAGCTACAAGCGGTGATGGTAATGATGCTAAAGGTAAATCAAAATCAAAAGTAGACCCAGCAATCTTTAGAATGGCTGAAGAAAGAGATTACTAATCTAAATGGAAGAAGATAAAACTAAAAATGGCGGCTATGAAGCTGAGGGTAATCCTCTTGTTGGTTTTGTAAGAAGTAGATTTCAACAATCTGAAACATCAAAAGTATATGATGAAAAAAGATGGTTAAAGGCTTACAGAAATTATAGAGGAATATATGGACCTGAAATGGCTTTTCGTGAAAATGAAAGGTCTAGAGTTTTTGTTAAAGTAACAAAGACTAAAGTACTAGCTTCGTTTGGTCAAATAATAGAAGTTTTATTTTCACAAGGTAAGTTTCCATTAGGTGTTATGCCAACCTCTGTACCAGAAGATATTGCAGAAAGAGCACATCTAAAACAACAGCAACAACAACCTCAGCCACAAGAACCTATGAGTCCATATGGTTTTAATGGTGATGGAAGAATGATACCACCAGGAGCAACTGCTGATGAGTTGATGAAAAATGTTGCACAGGAATATTCTAATTTAGGATTTACTGATGGTCCTGCTCCAGCTGGTGAACCACAAATAGAACCAGCAAGAAAAGCTGCAGAAGCAATGCAAAAATTATTGCATGATCAATTAGAAGAAAGTAGAGCTATTACAATAATGCGCCATGTATTTTTTGAAATGGCATTATTAGGTACAGGAATATTAAAAGGACCTTTTACAGATTTAAAAGAATATAATTCATTTGACAGTGCAGAAGATGATGAAGGTAATGAAATAAATATTAGAGTTAAAAAAGTTAAAACTGTACCATCAATAGAAGCAGTATCATGTTGGGATTTTTATCCAGATCCAAATGCAACTAATATGAATGATTGTGATTATGTTATTCAAAGACATTCTTACAATAAACAACAGTTTCAAGATTTAATGGATAAACCTATGTTTAATGCTCAAGCAGTACAAGAGTGTTTAGAAATGGGTCCTAACTATCAAACAAGAGGTTTTGAATCATCTCTTTACGATAGAGAAAATATACAAAGTATTTATAAAAATAGATTTGAAGTTTTAGAATATTGGGGTATAATAGATAAAAAAACTGCAGATGAATGTGGTTTAGAATATGAAAGTACAGGTGAAGTAATATCTGTTAATGTATGGATATGTGGTAATAAAGTTTTAAGAATGGTAGAAAATCCATTTACACCAAATAGAATTCCATATTTAGTATGTCCATATGAATTAAACCCTTATCAATTTTTTGGTGTAGGTATTCCTGAAAATATGGAAGACTCACAACTAGTTATGAATGGTCATGCAAGAATGGCTATTGATAATTTAGCACTAGCTGGTAATTTAGTATTTGATGTTGATGAAACAATGCTAGTGCCAGGTCAGGATATGAAAGTATTTCCTGGTAAAATATTTAGAAGACAAAGTGGTCAAACAGGTCAAGCTATACATGGAGTTAAGTTTCCAAATACAGCTTATGAAAATTTACAAATGTTTGACAAGTTTAGACAGATTGCAGATGAAGCAACTGGTATTCCATCATATTCACATGGAGCAACAGGTATTCAATCTACAACAAGAACTGCATCAGGCATGTCGATGCTTATGGGTGCAGCAGCATTAAGTATTAAAACAGTTATCAAAAATATTGATGACTATTTATTAAAGCCCCTAGGAGAATCATTATTTTATTGGAACATGCAATTTAATGAAGATGCTCCACATATCAAAGGTGATCTAGAAATCAAAGCACAAGGAACTTCTTCTCTAATGCAAAAAGAAGTTAGATCTCAAAGATTAATGACATTCATGCAAACTGCATCTAATCCTGCGCTTGCACCGTTTGTTAGATGGCATACATGTTTAACTGAAATAGCTAAATCTTTAGATATTGATCCAGATCAATTAATCAATGATCCAGAAAAAGCTGCGATCTATGCACAAATAATGGGGATGGCAAATGGAAATCAAAACAATACAGCCGCTGCTGGAGGACAAGGTGAAATGGGACAGACTGGCCCAGTACCTACAGGAGCTTCGCCAACAGATCCAACAGGAGTTGGAGGTGGCAACATCGGAACAGGCAATGTATCGATGCCAGGGGAAGCTGGCTTTAGTGCGGCAAATACTCAACCTAGAAGAAGCGAACAGACGGAATAAACAATAATGGCTTTACAATTAGTATTAGATGAAAATGGAAATTATACTTATCAAGATCCTAGGACAGTAAAGCCTAGACCTATAATAAGTAATGAATTTGAAGCGTATGAGTCTAAACAAAAAACAGAATTAGCAGGTGATCCTAACATTGGAGAACAAACGCAACAACTTATTAGAGAAACACCTGGTCAATATACTACAACATTTAATGAACAAACAGGTCAATTTGAAACTAAAACAAAAGGTGATGCAGTAACTACTATACCTTTTCAAGCACCAACTGGTACGACTACAACACAACCACAAGAAACAGCTTTACAAAAAGTTCAAAGAATTACAGCAGCTACAAAACCATCAAGCCCAGTAGATTTTCGTGGTGAATTACAGGCAATGCAAGACAAAGCATTAAAAGCACAAAGAATAAATACTTTAATTAGAGGTGGTGTTGATTTAGGAGTTTCATATTTACGAGCAAGTCAGCCTTTAAATATACAACAAACAAATACACCATTATTACAAGTTGCAGCTACACCAATTGGACAAAGCACACTAGGTGGGGTTGGAGCAGCAGGTGCTGCAGCTTATGGAATTGGAAGTGCTTTTAAAGTAAGAGAAAAAAAAGGTATGGCAGCTGGTGCTAGTATTGGAATGGCAGTAGGAGGACCAGTAGGAGCAGTAGTTGGTGCAGTTGGTGGGGGTATAGCTGAAGCAGTTTTTGGTGGAACTGTAATTTGTACAGAATTATATAAACAGAATTTAATGTCAAAAGAAGATCATCGTTTAAGTTGGAATTTTACAATTGATAATTTTAGTGATACTCATATAAATGGATATTGGTATTGGGCAGTTCCAATGGTTAAACTTATGAAAAAAAATAAATTAGTTACAAAATTTTGGAATCATGTAATGTCTAATAGAACTAAAGATATTAAATGGAGATTAAAAAAAGGTAAATTTAATTTATTAGGAAGATTATATAGTATGCTAATAGAAAATGGTAGTTATGTTGTTGGTAAATTAATTTCTAAAAAATATAAAGAGGTATTAGTATAATGGCAATAAGTGATATGAAAGGCACAGTTACTACAACTGGCATGATGAATAAAGGTCCTGCAATGCCTAAAGGTAAAGTTGATCCTAAATTACCACAAGCAGAAGCACCAAAACCACAAGTTGCTACAAAAGTTAATAAAGAAATTCAAGGATCATCTTTAAGAGAACAATTTCCAGATGCATCAGATACTGAAATAGTATTAGCAGAAAGATTTAAAAAATTAACAGCTGAAGATAGAGCAGCCATAAGTGCTGTCTTATCTCCATCTGTTACATCAGCATTAAGTAAAATGCTACCTGAATTTGAGCCAGTAATGAAACAAATTGGTAGTAAAGAACCTAATGTAGTATTACCTGTATCTATTGTATCTAATTACGCAGTAAAAAGATATGGTGGAAATCCTGATGAAGCCCTTGCGGTTTTTATGGAAGATGTATCAGGTCAGATGGAAACACAACAAACAACAAATGTGCCACCTAGTCAACCTACAGAAACTGCAGGTTTAATGACTAGCCCACAAAATATGGAAACAGTTTAGAGCTACCCTTATCCATAAGGCACTCAACCCAAGAGGTAAAAATAATGGAAGAAGAAAAAAAAGTTTCTGAAGAAACTAAAGTTAAAATGCCTAATCCAAATCCTTACAAAAAGGATAGAGGAAAAGACGATGCTGAAGTAGAAGCATTTGCTAAAGGTGAATTAGCTAAGTTTCAAAGGGAACAAAAAGAAAAAGAGGCAACCGCAGCAACCGAACAGAAGGACACCGATGCATCTGAAGAG